GTTAAACACACCAACCTCATTAATGTGCTACATTATCCTCAATGAAGGGGATTTCGAGCAACTGTATGACTTGTCGGTGAATCCAAACGACTATTTAGACGCGGACAGATTTCAAAAGGACTACCAAGCCGTATCTTACATCAGGAAATGTATCCTTGATGACTCAGATAGCCGTGCAAAGTTGGCCCTTGAGAAATTCTTAGAAGCTGAAAAAGAATGTCTTGCCACCAATCTCCTGTTGCGTGATCGATTACGGAATAATAAATATTCTGGAATCTTTCACACTGCGGCAAGGGTTGTAAGTGGGATACTCGGTGCTGTGCCAGACTTGGCCACGCACACTTTCCGCTTCGGACCTGGTTCTACCAGTGCTGTTAACGGACTTGAGGTAAATATACCTGGTAAGTTCAATAAAGGCGCCATACAATGTACGCGTGATGCTATTCCCCTCGTAGAGAGGATGTTATTACATAATCCGCTCCTATATGCGGCCAAAACTGGCGTGTATTTAGAGGGACCGGCATCGGTTTTTAAACCAACGTTCAACATGATCAACTATAATACGCTTACTTTCGTCCCGAAAAATGGGAAGGTCGATAGGTGTATTTGTATTGAGCCGGACATGAATGTCCCCTTACAACTTATGGCTGGACGCTATATACGAAACAGGCTTTTGTTAGCCGGAATCGATCTTAGAAAACAGCAAAGTGTGAATGCTCAATTTGCCAAAATAGGAAGCCAGGACGGCTCCTATGCGACAATTGATCTGTCATCTGCCTCAGACACTATAGCGATCGCTTTAGTTGCCGAACTGCTGCCCTTTGGGTGGTTCGAACTGCTGAGTAATCTCCGGTCACCGTTCACCCGCTACAAGGATAGTAGCGGCATTGATACCTATATTGAGAACGAAAAATTCTCTTCAATGGGTAATGGATTTACTTTTGAACTTGAAACTCTCCTATTCTTCGCTTTGGCGAAGGCTTGTGTGATTCATTCAGAAAGTGATCAGCCTGTTCATGTATACGGGGATGACATCGTTGTTCCCACGCATGTGGCTGGCGTCCTCCTGGACGTCCTGAGAACGGCTGGCTTTAAACCAAACGAAGAAAAAACTTTCATTTCAGGGCCCTTTCGGGAGTCCTGTGGTGAAGACTACTTCCTCGGTGTAGCCGTCAGACCAATTTTTATTAAGGAGATACCTAAACATGAAGTCGATAA